TTTAAAGAAGGTGGAGCCCTAAACCACTGGTCATTAGATAATGGACTACCTGTAGCACATGGTAGGGGTTATAGTATGACATCTAAGGATGGTAACTTCATACACCTAAACGAAATTCAGTCAGATTTAGCAAATGCAGAAAAGAGTGGTGCAATCCCTAAAGGAACCAATAAGTGGGGTAATAGATACCCCGGGCTTGTTTTTACGGAAGTTTTAATGGATTCTATTAAAAAGGGTAACAAATTTATGACCATTGCCATGGGTCAGGAGGCTGCAAATAGCTCCCAACAACGATGGACCATGAAGAACCCTACAATTACTTCACACTATGCTAAGACGGACTCTGGTCCTGATTTGGTTTACTCTTTTGATTTTCTAGATAACTTCACAGGTGGTGGTAGATTCGCCCCAAGGGATCTGAGAAAGAGAAGGGTGACGTTGACTGCCGCTGAGGTTAAGAAATATGCTAAAAATAACCCAGAACTTGCTAAAGCAATTGAAAAGGTGGACCTTGGTTCTTCTACAGACAGAGCGTTCTTCCCCTATGAAGAAGGGAAACATATTAAAGTAGACTTCCAAGGCTCTGTAGGTACGGATAATAAAATGCGTAGTTACGGTGGTACTCTGGATGATGGCTCTTTCACACAAGGTAGTAATATTAAGATTATTAAGGACATTGTGGGCAAGTATGGTGGAACCATAAAACCTTGGAAAATGCCTCTCCCAGCTGCACGTGATAAAAATGGCGTTGAACTTGATAGGAAATACAGGTGGTCTTGGAGGGTGGATATTACACCTGAAATGATAGAAAAGATCAAGGCAAGTGGTGGTAAGATGTCACAAATAGCTAAGGCAAATCCTGCGGAAGATTGGATAAAACAGTATAACATCAGTAAAGGTTATGCGTAATAAGGAAAAATTATGTCATTAAGAGATAAACCCGGTAAATGGGTAGCAGAGCAGTTAATAGCACTATCTGGAGAAGTTAGTGATGTCTCTAAACAACACATTAGAGAACTACTAGGGAAACTCCAAGGTGGTAAGAAAAACTCCCTGTCAATGGCTAATGAGCTTCTAGAGCAAGTTAATATCCAAAGGATTAAGATTGCGAACAGCAAAAGTAATATTATAGATAAGACATCTGGTAAGCACCTTAAGGGTCTTCATTCTACTGGAGATAACACATTAGATTCCGTTATCCTCAAACATGCTCTTAGACCTGAAGCAAGGCCACGAAAGTATATCGTAGAGGGCGAGTTGTTAGATATGAAGGGTATGGCTAAAAAGAGTACATTCCTATCTATGGGATTAGATAAAAATACCCGTATGGATGCTCTCGATCCAAGTCAGTTAGAGGAATTCAATACCTTGTATAATAAAAATCATGTAAAAAACACAAGGTTCAAGGATACTGTTGCTAGACTCAGGAAGAGTGACCCAGAACATGTAATCAGTTATGAAGATTTTGCATATGCAGGTAAAGGCACAGGAAGTCACCAGACCAACCAGAACATATATGGCTCACCCTATGGGGAAGGGAACTTAAATGACCTTCATGTGAAATGGTTAGAGACCCCTGATGGTCAAAAAACGTCCAGTGTAGCTGGTTATGACGCAGATGCTCATAAAGAGTCACTCCGAAGACATATAGAGCATAGGGGTAAAACACAGCCTGATTTAGCAGTCCCAAACTTCGCTACCCTAGATGATATCAATAAAACGGCTGTTTACAATAATGAAAGATTTACTGGTGGTTTGTCAGATGAGGCCAATATGCTTAACCGCCAGAAACAACGGGAAGCCGGTTTGATAACACAGGAAGAGTTTAACAAACTAACTGGTACAAATTCTGGTATCCTAGCATTTAAGAAGAAGGAGTAAGTATGGCATACGGTAATGAAAGTGATAAAACTGCGGTATCTACAAAAGGTACTTCATATGACCCTGATAAATTTTTTGAAACGCCTAACGGTAACATAATGCCCAAGGGAAAGGAAATAACAGCTGATGTCGCTAAAGACTATCAGTTAAGAGGCGTAGCCACTAAAAGGCTACGGAAGGAAATTAGAGAAGCTATTAAAGACTTCACTAAACAAGGAGAGGATGCTCCACCAGCTTTAGATGTTATGAAGGCAGTAATGCTTCAACAACTAGGTACGGGTGAGATGGAGGAAGCCTTGAAGACTGCTAATATGATTGCGGAGTTTGAGACTCCGAAACTAAGCAGGAGAGAAGTAGAGCAAAGGAATATCGAAGTCAATGAGATGTCCACTGAGGATATTGAAGAAGAACTTAGTGATGTTCATTTGAAATTAGTAAGTAATAGTAAGGATTCATAAGCACTCCTTCAGTCGAACGGTGGGGCGGCGCTTATGAACCCTGCCAATTAACACGAAAACTCCCGACAAGGAGCGCCCTGAGCACTGGCAAGAAACTGCTTATTTATTATAAGTTGGAGGACTTATCATGGAAGAAGAAATTAGTAAAGATGAACTTTATAGACTATTAGAGTTAAAAAGGGAACTTCTAAAAAGAAGGAATGCGGAAGTTTATAAGAACAGTTTTAAGGGTTTTGCTAAAGAGGTTCTTAGTATTTTAACTAAAGATGCTTCACAGGGTTTCGTTCCCTTTGAGTTTAATGAGGCTCAAAACAATATTAACGAAGCTATTGAGAAACAGTTAAAGGAAACAGGGAAAGTAAGAGCCCTGATTTTGAAGGCTCGACAGCAGGGTATTTCTACATACACAGCTGGTAGAGTTTTCTGGAAAACCTATTACACCCCAAATACAAGATCTGTTGTACTAGCACATGACTCTGCAACCTCTGATGCTCTGTTTACGATGTCTAAAAACTACATCGACAGAATGCCCGAGGGTATAAGACCTGAGTTAATTAAGTCGAACGCTAAAGAGATTAAGTTTGCACATAATGATTCGGGGTACCGGCTTTACACAGCTGGATCAAGCGAGGCTGGTAGAGGTACAACACCTACTATCCTCCATGCTTCAGAGTGTGCCTTCTGGCAGCACGATGAGAAGATCTTAGCAGGATTATTCCAAGGTGTATCAAGTTCCGCAGGAACTGAGATCATCCTAGAGTCAACTGCAAACGGTGCCACAGGAGCCTTTCATAGATTATGGAAAGCAACTGAAAGGGGGAATACAGACTATATAGCTATCTTCTTACCGTGGTTCTTGACACAAGAGTATAGGACCCCGGCCCCTGAGGGTATGGTTTTATCATTAGAGGAAAAGGACTTAGTTTCAAGGTTTAAACTAGATGAAGACCAGTTGTTCTGGAGAAGGTTAAAGACCGCAGAATCAGGTGAGTTGAAGTTTAGACAGGAGTACCCAGCTACAGCAGAAGAGGCTTTTATTGTCTCTGGTAGTAACGTATTCAATATCGAAAAACTTAACAGTCTTGAATGTGTCCCGGCTAAATCTAAGAAAAGATTAGACCGTGATATGTACACTTGGGAGTCTTCTGTAGAAGGCCCTCTAAGTATTTGGAAGTCCCCTGATTTTGATGAGAAGTTTATTATCGGTGCGGATGTTGCCCTAGGTGTTGGTCAAGATTATAGTGTAGCCACTGTCATGAATAAAGACAGAGAGGTTGTTGCTATGTTTAGAGACAACACAATTGACCCCGCCATGTACGGTGAGTTATTATTCTACTTAGGTAGATACTATAATAATTCACTTATAGCTGTTGAGTCTAATAGTATGGGAATTGCAACACTTCAGAAGTTGAAAGAGATGAATTATCTTAATCTTTATCATCAAACGAAGATTGCCAATGTATCTAAAGAAGAAGGAACAAGACTTGGTTGGAGAACTACACAGGCCTCTAAGCAAGCGGTAATAAGTAACCTAAAAAAACTGGATAGAGAACGATGATATAGCAATATACTCAACAACCATTGTGGATGAGTTATTGGACTATGTTTCGGACGAAAGTGGTAAAACAAACGCCATGCCCGGTTCCTACGATGACACTGTTATGGCCTTAGCTATTACAGCAGAAGTCTGGCGTACACACGCAGACAGATTGAGCAACACCAACGTAGGTTTTGACAATAAATGGCTAGACCAACAAACAACCAAGGTCTGGATTTAATACAGGAGATAAAGGTGGCAGACGCTATAAAGAAGATCTCAGATGAGGAATTAACTAATATTATCAATTCCCATGTGAATCAAGCAGTGGGTGGTCTCAATAGTGGGTCAACTCTTTCAGGGCAAAGAGAAGATGCCATTAACTATTACACACAACAACCAAAAGGGAACCTAGCGCCTACGGGTGTTTCTCAGGTGGTCACATCGGACACTATGGAGATTGTAGATTCATACCTTGCGGTTATTTCAGAACTTATGATTTCTAATGGGAAGATTGCCAAATTCAACCCTAAGAATCCTATGGAGTCTAATAGTGCAACTATAGCTTCCGACATTACTAATGATTGTATTTTCAACATGAATAATGGATGGGTAGAGTTAAACACATGGCTTAAATCTGCTTTGTTGTTTAAAAACGCTGCTATTAGGTGGAGATGGGAAGAGGACTTCACATATGAGATAGAAGAGTATGAGAATATATCTGCTATAGAGCTAGACTCTATAATGGCAGATGCCTCATTAGAAATTGTAGAATTGGTTACAGATGATCAAGAATTCTATAGTTTTGTAAGAATTAGAAAAGAGGTCGATAATTCAAGAATTAGATTGGAAAATATCCCGCCAGAGAATTTCCTTATCGACAACTCTTCGACAACTATTGAGGATGCTAAATACGTTGGCATCCAAACGGAGTGGACTATCTCTGATTTACGTGAGATGGGTTTTGACAACGTAGATGAGCTAGAGGGTGATAATGTTCTTAACAACAACCTCACTGAAGAAGCTACTAGAAGAGCACTTAACGGTGACTTCAATTTTGTAAATAGTACTGATTCAGAAGACCCATCTATGAGGGAGGTTTACGTAACCGAGAGTTGGTTAAGAGTAGACCGTGACGGTGATGGAATAGCTGAACTTAAGAGAGTGGTAAGTGCAGGTAATACGGTTCTTCTAGAAGAGGACGCTAACAGTGTTCCTATTGCTTCTTTGAACCCTATTGAGATACCTTACTCATTCTATGGAATGTCTATGGCAGATGCCACTAGGAGTTCTACAGAAGTTAAGACGGCTATCACTAGGGGCATTATTGAGAATGTCTACCTCACCAACTATAGCAGGGTCCTAGCTGATCCTAACATAGTAGACTTCCGAGCATTACAAAGTCCAGAGCCACACCAAATAATACCAACTAATGGTAACCCAATGACAGCTGTCAGTCAGTTACAGCCCTCAACTATCTCACCATCATCGTTCTCTCTCTTAGAGTTTATGAATAATGAGAAAGAGACGGCTACAGGTATGTCAAGAACAGCCCAAGGTATCAATTCCGATTTGTTTAAGTCCGGTAATGACGCCACTAAGGTTTCCATTATTGAACAGGCATCTCAGAAGAGGATATCTTATATCGCTAGACGTTTTGCAGAGACAGGCTTCAAGGATATGTGTAAGGGTGTTTACAGTCTTATAAGAGAGAACGCAGAATCTATTCTTGGAAGATACACATACTACGGCCTAACCCCTGATATGCTTCAGCCTTTCGATAATTTAACTGTAGATATTGATGTAGGAGCTAATAGTTCTACCAATACAAAAGAGAATATGACAGTTATGATGACACAGATAATGCCAGCACTTTATGGTGCTCCTGAATCTAAAGGTGTTATCAACCCAGCTGCGCCTTTCAACATAGCTAAACAGATGTTAGAAGCCATGGGTATCGAGAACTGGCCTGATTTCCTAGTAGATCCTAACACCCCTGAGGGGCAGCAGCAAATGCAAGCTGTTCAACAACAACAGCAATCAGCAGCTCAAGAGGAGCAAAGATTGACCGCTGTAGAAGAGGCGAAGGTTCAGATAGAACTTGAGAAGCAGAAGACAGAGATCGAGGCTAAATTAGCGGAGATACAACTTAATAGAGATAAATTCATCCATCAGGTGGATAAAGATAGAGCTGAGGTGGCCTTAGAGGCTGAACAGCAGAGACCTGTTGGAATAGGATAAGAGGAGGAAGAATGGACGTTATTGAACTTGGAGCCAAAGCTAGGCTCATTGTTGAGAATGATGCATTTGAATTTGTATTTGATAGTGTGAGACAGAGTTATCAAGATGCTTGGTCTAAGACCGGGCCAGAGGATGGACACCTCAGGGGGAAGCTTTATTCCTCTGTTGTAGCACTAGAAGATGTGAAGAGGGCATTGCATAAATTTGCAACAGCCGGTAAAAATGAAGAATTAGCGAGGGAGAAGGAAAATGAGTAACAAATGTGTTAAGTGTGAGAAATACAGTATATCCGTTCAAAGGTTCAAGGACCTAGAAGAGGCTATACTAAACGATGTCTCGACCTCTACTGGTACAGTACGTGCCAGACAACTTGGTCTTGACTTGTTTGCTGCCCAAGAGGTGGTAAAGACTTTAGAAGGGAAACTAGCGAAGTGCTCTTGTTACCAAGACACTTCTAAGAAAACTGCTAGTACTAGAAAATAATTATAAGAGGGATTTACAATGGCCGAGAACAAAACTGATACTACCCCGATTGAGGATGTAAGTAGTGAACTTTCAGAGCAAGAGATGTTGGAATCTTTAGCGGATGATTTTTTCCAAGAAAAAGGAGAAACTCTACCCGAGACTGAGGAAGACACAGTGGAAGCTGATGAGGAAGAAGACGATGCCGATGATGCTGAGACTGACGAAACTACTGAGGATGAAGAAGAGTTAGAGACTGAAGAGTCTGAAGAGGAAGATGACCAAGAAGCTGTTGCCGAAGGTCTACCTGATACTGAGGAACCTGCAGAACTTGATATGGAATACGAAATACCGGTCAAAGTTGACGGGGAACAATCGACAATTCCATTAAAAGAGCTGATTAAAGGTTATCAAACTAGTCAACATGCTAATAAAAAGTCAATTGAAGCGAGTGAGAGGTTGAAAGAGGCTGAACAAGCTTTTACAAGAGTTAATGAGTTACAAGCTGAGAATGCAGAGTTACTTAAGCACAAGGTTGATAAAGATCAACAACAACTTGATGCCTATGATGCTAAGATTAAGAAATTACTCTTAGATGATAATGTATTTGAACTGCCTAAATGGCAGGAAGCTAGACGTATTAAAGCTGAACAATTAGAGAAAAACAGAGCAGATCAAACTTCTAAAGAAAAAGAAGCTAGAGATTCTCTGTACAAGCAAAATGCTAATGCATTTGCTATGCAAAAAGATCAATCAATAGCAACATTAAATGAGACTATCCCGGGATGGGAAGATACTTATGATAGTGTTGTAGATTGGGCGGTCAAGGATTTAGGTTTTCCCGAGTTTGCGGAAATCTTAGACCCTAGGGTTGTCTCTCTGATGTACGACTATAAGGCGTTGAAAGAGGGTAGTCAAACGGCTGCCAAGAAAAGACTCAAAGCTCCTGTAAAGAGTGTTAAGACTAAGAAATCTCAAAGCTCTAAAACTAAACAAGCTAGGAGAGACGGTAACTTGCGTGATAAAGTACTATCTGGGAAAGGTTCTGAAAATGAACAATTAAACTTCCTAGAAGGGCTTGCAGGTAAAGTACTCGAATAGTTCTTTTATAGGAAATAAATAAAATGGCAACATTTACAACGGGAACGGCTATTGGTCAAAAAGAAGACTTAGCATCGTTCATTTCAATGATCACTAGAGACGAGACTCCGTTCATGTCTTCTATTGGTACATCAAAAGCATCTAACGTCTACCATGAGTGGCAAACTGATGAGCTTGCAGCTCCTGCAGCTAATGCTGTAGCTGAGGGATCAGACTACTCAAACGCTAGCACAATTGCCCCGACTACACGTCTTGGTAACTATGCGCAGATCGCTATTAAAGAAATCAAGATCTCAAAGACTCTTGATACTGTCTCTAAGGCAGGTCGTGCTTCTGAATTTGCATATCAGATGAAGAAGCGTGGTACAGAGCTTAAGCGTGATCTAGAGCACTCTTGTGTTGGCGCTCGCCAAGGTCAAGTAGCTTCTGGTACACGTGAGTTCGGTGGCGTACAATCATGGATTAACGAAGCTAATGTCGTAGACATGGCTGACGGTGCAATCCAAACACCTGCTGGTGCTGGTGGTGATGGTACGGATCCACTTGCTCTAGGTACAGCTACGGCTCTTACTCTATCTGCGGTAGATTTACTGATGCAGACTATCTACGAAGCTGGTGGTAAAGCCACTACTTTGATGATGTCTCCTTCACTTAAGCGTACATTCTCTGGTCTTGCGGTTGGCACAACTGGTGTTAGACGTGATATCGGTGATGACGGTAAACTACGTGCATCTGTTGAAATCTATGAGTCTGATTTTGGTTCAGTTAAGGTTGTCCCTAACTATATCCAAGGTCTTGGTGACGGTAAGGCTGATCTAATCGCTTACGATCCATCATGGTGGTCTATGGCTGTTCTTCGCCCACTTCACAATGCTGATGTAGGCCAGAAAGGTGATAGTACTGTCGGCTTGCTTGTAGAAGAGACTACACTACAATGTAAGAACCCTAAGGGTAACGGTATGGTAACAAACTGTATCGGTTAATCTTTAGATAAATAGGGGCCCTTAACCGGGTCCCTTTTTAAAAACGAGGACAAAAATGAGTCAAATTATCGACAAGTACAATGGTGAGGGTTTCCAATTTGAGCAGGATATCCAAGGCTATTTAGACTACGCACATAAGACAAGAGTCGCCAACCAAGGTGTTGCGGGTGTGAATATGAGAAGCTTCTGTATTGTTCCTGACATTGTAGCTGTGGATATTTTGACAAAATACGGCCTTGACATACATGATCCTGAAATGGATCAACAAGGTTTTACAAAATTTAAAGAAATAGTTAAAAGAGAATACCCTAGACTCTTAACTAACAATATTGTTAAGGGTAAATATTAAGGAGATTTAGATGGCTTCTATCAACAATCAAGCTACACTTAGAACCGCTATTACTGACTGGTTAAATAGAAGTGACCTTATAGACAGTTCAGCTTCTAACCCGTCTTTCAGGATTGATCAATTTATTGAAATGGGCGAGGCGAGGGTTTACGAAATACTTAGAATATCACCCTTGGAGTCCATATCTTCTTTTTCTGTAGAGAAAGAGAATTCAAACGTGACAATCCCTTCGGGTTTGTTGGAGATTATAGACCTAAGAAAGAAGGGTGCAGGCACATGTTCAGTAGCAGGACTTACAACTAGGGCCGCTTGTTTAGCAAATGATCCGGCTGGAACTTGGACGGACACGGACAGTGACGACGATATAACACTAAACAGAGTAGACAGTAGGGCTTTTCACAACGAGAAACTACCACACAGCTACACTGCAGAGTTAAAAAACATACTGATCACAGATTCCTTAGGTAATCGTGATGTAGAAGGTGAGTACTTTCTTAAGTACTATAAATCTGACGATCCAATCGGTACATTATCCACAGTAACTGCAGGTGATTTTGTAGTAGATAGCACTTATACAATATCAAGTGTCGGTTCTACAGACTTTACAGCAATTGGCGCATCTGCGAACACAGTTGACACCGTATTCACAGCAACAGGTGTTGGTACTGGAACAGGAACAGCCACAATAGAACTTATACCTTTCATTCTTGGGACAGAGTATGAGTTAATACTGTTTTCATCTCTGGCTGTTGGTTCTACATTTTTAAGTGACCCTGAAAGTGAGGCCCATTACAACGAGATGTTCTTCAGGAAAGTTGACGCTCTTATGGGTAAGGAAAGTAAAGCGAAGGTGAGTGGTGGTAACTTCAGGCAACACTTCACAGCTAAAGGCATTTAGGAGATATTATGGCTAGAAATTCTTTTTATGATGGCGTCGAAGGCGACGTCGTTGATGTAGGAGGAACCGAGGGACAGGAGTTTCTAGTCGCTGGAAGTGAAGGCCAGAAAGTTACAGTCTACACTGCAATGATTGATATTTTAGCAGCAGTAGTAGCAGCAGAACTGGCCGAAACTAATGCGGAGGCTTCTGCAGACTCTATAAAAAACTTAACCACAGCGACAACAACAGTAGCTGCAGGTGGTAGTTCAACATCTTCTTATGACTCTGGAACCGGTGTACTAAGTCTAGGCTTACCTACCGGAGCCACAGGTGCAGACAGCACAGTTGCTGGACCTACGGGCGCTACAGGTGCTCAAGGTGCCACAGGAGCACAAGGAGCTACAGGAGCTCAAGGTGCTACAGGACCACAAGGAGCTACAGGAGCCACAGGAGCACAAGGAGCTACAGGAGCTCAAGGTGACACAGGAGCAGATAGTACAGTAGCAGGACCGACAGGTGATACAGGAGCTACAGGAGCACAAGGAGCTACAGGAGCACAAGGAGCTACAGGAGCTCAAGGTGCCACAGGAGCACAAGGAGCTACAGGATCACAAGGAGCCACAGGTGCTCAGGGAGATACCGGAGCCACAGGTGCCGCTGGATCAGATGGTACTGACGGTGATGATGGTAAAACTTGGACATCATCTACAAGTGTCCCCTCTAGTGGGACTGGAGTTGATGGTGACTTTCATTTTGAAACAGACACTGACAAGGTTTACAAAAAGGTATCTGGGACTTGGACTGAACAAGCAGATCTAACTGGCGCACAAGGTGCTACAGGTAATACAGGAGCCGCTGGAGCCGCTGGAGCCGATGGTGATGATGGAGCCACAGGAGCCACAGGAGCCACAGGCGCTACGGGTGCAACAGGAGCAGCAGGCGCAGATGGTGACGATGGAGCCACTGGAGCCACTGGAGCCACAGGTGCTGCTGGAGCAGATGGAGAAGATGGTGATGACGGTATTGATGGTAACTCAGACTACACCGAAGCCACAACCGCCCCAAGTTCACCAGTAAATGGTGACATGTGGAATGATACCGACGATATGATAACTTACCAGAGACAGGAAGGTTCTTGGGTTCAGATAACAACAATGGCGATGCCAATTGATGAAATACCACCAATAACAGGAAGTACAGATGGTCAGTACCTATCTAACGATGGCTCTGACTCTGAGTGGATAGATTTAGTATCACTTCCAGATCAATCAGGATACTCTGGTAGACTCCTGACAACAAATGGTAGTGTGGCCCAGTGGGCTAACTCACCTATAAGATTCGATGGTACCGAGATTGAGTTCTGGATTAACGGCTCTGTTGTAGCAAGTATACAAGCAAATGGTGATATCCACGCAGGTGGAACAGTTATAATTAATGACCCAACACCGGGATCTTAAGGAGGATATATGGCTTTACAAAATTCAGGAGAAATGAGCTTAGACACAGTTGTTACATTCTATTCCTTATCAACCGGTGAGGTAGACTCTGAAACTTTTTACAGAAGTGATTCGGGTGTTGTAAGGAAAACATACAACCAAATAAATAATACTAACAAGACTGCCAGTCCTACACCTATCAACAATCAGGTGCCAGAGTCTGGAGAGTTCTCTTTCGAGAATCTTTATGGTGCTGAGAGGGTTAGGAATACCTCGTCTACTTTTCCGGGTAACCCGACTCCACCTAACAACCCTTCTCCGGGAAACCCAACACCACCAAACCCACCAGTCCCCGGAGGAACCAACAACTATAATGGTCCGGGTGGAAATGCTGGTGCCGGGTATAACGTAGACCCTTATCCTAAATACCGCCCCCCGGGAAACCCAAACCCACCAAATCCATCAAATCCGGGAAACCCAAACCCCCCTAACCCAACGGTGAATGTAAGTCATGAAGAATTGTTCTAAACCTAGACACAACAATAAGGCCCATTTAGTGTGCATACACTCTAGGGGCTTCACAAAAGAAGACTTAGATAAGATAGACACTGGTGTTAAGAAGTTGACTCTTGAAAAAGGAAGGACAGGAGGCTCTAACGCAGAAACACCTAAGGAGATTAGGGACAGTGATGTTTGCTTCTTCGAGCACAAAGACTCTGCATGGTTTCATAAGAGAATACAAGCTATAGTTAAGAATGTAAACGAAGAGTGGTACCATTTTGAACTAGACGGATCGGACGGTTACCAGTACACAGAGTATAAAGGTAATGGTGGGCACTACACATGGCACGTGGATACAAGTGAGTGTGACAGTGGGTTAGGCACTAGGAAGTTATCAGCAATCTTGATGTTGTCCAACCCTGAAGAGTACGACGGTGGAGACTTAATAGTATGCCCAATGGGTGTTAATGAAGTTGTAAAACTGAACCGAGGGGATATTGCACTTTTCCCAAGCTACTTCCTCCATAAAGTAGAACCAACTACAGGTGGTTTAAGAAGGACAATAGTTAATTGGAACTACGGACCGGAGTTTGTATAATATGGACGAAATTAAACATAAACTACACAAGTCTTTTATTTATAAGAAGGACGATGCTCTGACTGACGACCAATGTGATGACATCGTAAGGTTGTTTAACGGTCTTCAGGACAGGTATGGCGACGAGAACCCATCCGATGACCCTAGTATTAGTCATAATTGGAACAGTATTAACCACAGAAAAGACAAGGCCAGATTCTTTCAGGACATTAGGTCTAGTTACTCCGAAGCCGATAAAAGGGAAAATTACAGGCTTTGTGATTTGTTCTTCAAAGCGGTTAATCTCGCAGCGGATGAATACACAGGTATGATAGGTCAGAGTTTAGGAGAACTAACACCGGATTGTATGAAAGTACACTACAACGAGAGGGGTGGTCATTTTTCAAGTTGGCATTACGAGTACGGTAGTCAAGATGAAAGGTACAAATCCAGAGTTCTTGTGTACGCAATTAACCTTACAGACTATGTAGAGGGTGATGAGCACAGTGGTACAGAGTTTCTTTACCAAGGTGTACATGTACCACCTAAGAAGGGGCAGCTATTAATGTTTCCTGCTGACTTTACACACACCCACAGAGGTAACCCCAACTATGTCGCAGACAGGTACTTCGCCACAGGTTGGATGTTAGTTAATTTTAAGGGGTTATAGTGTTTATAGAAGATGGTTATGAAATAGTAAGAGGCGTGATGAGTGCAGAACTATCCAGAATAGCACACATGTACCTCTCTGTTAAAAATAAAGCAGCAAAGTACTGTTTAGAAAACGAAGATCCTCCGGGTGACGAAGTGCAGTTCGGTGACACACAGACGAGGTGGAGCTACTCCCTATATGGAGACCCCCTGATGGAGACATTGCTATTACACTGTCTCCCACGCATAGAGGCTGTAACCAGTTTACCCTTAATACCAACATACGCCTTCGCTAGACAGTATCTTAACGCAGAGCTGCTGGCCAGACACAAGGACCGAAGCTCCTGTGAGATATCTGCAACAATGAATCTGGGAGGAGATCCTTGGACGATCTTCCTAGCAACAGACCCGAACGACGGTAAGGATGTTAAGACAGGGTACATCCAAAGCATAAGTGGTGGCCTTCCTGTACAACTTGATCCCGGAGACATTCTAGTGTACAGGGGATGTGATTTAGAGCATTGGAGGGAGCCCTTTGAGGGGGAAGTTTGCTCTCAAGTGTTCTTTCATTTTGCAGAACATAAAGACGAAAGCTCTCTAAAGTACAAATTCGATACTAGAGATTTATTAGGATTGCCTCCAAAATGGAGAAAAGACGACCTTGAGGAGAAATAAATGGGTATGCCAACAACTGGTCTGACAGATGGTCAGATTTTCACACATGCTGACGGTAGGAGATGGGTATACTCCTCAAGCAAAGGTGCTTGGAAGATAAAACAAGAAATAAGCGAGAACGAAGCTAGATATATAGGTGCCACAGGCGCTACTGGTGCCACAGGGTCGCAAGGTCCTATTGGTAATACAGGTCCCCAAGGAGCCACAGGTGACACAGGATCTACTGGTGCCACAGGTGCTCAGGGAGCCACAGGTGATACTGGACCACAAGGACCACAAGGAGAGGCCGGCACTGCAGAAGGTGCGTTGATGCTTATTGGTGGAACTATGACTGGTGACATCAACCTAGGTGGTAATGATATTACTAATGGTGGTACATTTAACGGCCTAGCAACGTCTGCTAACTGGGCTGACCTTGCAGAGAAATACGAGGCAGATGCTGACTACGAGGTAGGCACTATCTTGGCTATTGGTGGTGACAAAGAGGTTACCTTGTTCAAAAAAGGTATGCCGGTTGCCGGTGTTGTGTCAGACAAACCCGCATTCAGGATGAATGACACCGAAGAACACGCAGATTGGCCATTCATAGCTTTAAAAGGGCGAGTTCCAGTTTTAATAGAGGGAACCGCTAAGAAGGGTGATTATATAATTGCACATGACAGTGGGAAGGGACGGCCAGTAAGGGGTTTACATTCTGCTTTAGACCCTTTTAGAAGAGATAATTTCATAGGAATAGCTTTATCAGACGGCGACGGAGTTGTTGAAGTTAAAATTTAGGAGTACATTATGGGCATGAGTGCCAGTGAATTAAACACATGGTTAAAGGATAATGCAAGAGACCAATTAAGAACTTTTGATAAAACGATAACCATAACCGCTTCTGTTTACACACAAGCATCAGGTGGTCCTTCCAGTGGTACTGGTAATGTTGCCGTAAACCAAAACTGGAACCATACCTCTGCTGCCTCCTCTGTTTTTGATGGAGATTTAGACGGTGGAATTGGTTCTGGTTTAATAGCTGATGCAGATGATGTAGCAGCGTCTATTGTCAACACTGTACGCTCTGCTGTAGATGCTGTAGAAGGCCAAATAGGGAATGTATCATTTAACGCACAGCTTTGTCACAGTAGTTGCCATAGCAGTTGCCACAGTTCTAGAGGGAGAAGGTAATGATAGAGCAAAGTTGTTATTATTTAAATAATAAGAAATATGTAACCTCCATACTTGGGCTTGACAGTCTAATGGAAGAGGTGGCATCTTTTTATTCAAACACAACCACGCAGAGGAGAGTAGTGATTGTTGGACACGGTAGTGACAATATTTTTGAAGACAGTTTCAAGGACACCGTACACAACACAATTAAAAAATTCAACCCAGTAATAGATGATGCTGGTCTGTCTGATATAGTTTCATTTAAAAACTACACAGACGTTGACGACATCACATACCTAAACAACAGTGATAAAGTATTCATGTTGGTTACGAATGAGGTGGATATGCTTAAAATCTATTTTAAGTACTCAGACTGGTTGTTGAGAGAGGCCCCCGGCTATTCAGTGAAGGTTCTAAAAGATTTATCCCATTTTGTGATGTACAGAGATGTAGAATTTGCAAGCAGAACAGCACTGACAAACGAACTATTAAGTACGACTATTGATACCCTTGTTGCCGACGACGACAGGTACCCAGCCTCTGGTGTTGTCCAAGGGGGGAGATTCTGGTCATATGACGTGTTATTTTATATGCAAGATCACCTGCCAGACGATACCATATCTGGTCCTATTTTGTCAGAGAAGTACACAATTCACCGTGGAAAGATTGTGGGGGAAGCTATACAGGCTTTAATCTCAAGGTCAAGCCTTATCTCACCACTTGTTGGTATTGCTGACTATCTTGTCTCTCAAGGAGACACAACCTTTACCAAAGAGTATCTTACTCAAAATATCTGGCGTCAGGAAAATAACACGTTGGCCTTGTATACACTCAGGGATTTTATAGTGTATATTGGGACTGTGGACGGCTTGGTTGACAAACTGAAGGCTCATAAGAGTTGGGAGTATTATGATATCTATTTTGACCTCCAGCACTCACTTCCTATTATGGTCAATTTCTTAGAGGCTAAGACTGTACTTGCAATCGACAAGACAGATATAGAGTTTTTCCACAGGCGCATCAAGCGTATTCCGTACATATTTTGGACGGTGGAACCACTATAAGGAGCTATAATGTACACATTACCGTTAAACCCAATTGATCTAACTGAAATCTACAAACAGAACTTGGAGGATGGTTCGTTCGTCCTCCCGGTTGATTATGTTAAATCAAAAAAGGTTCTAACCTCTAAGCAGATACTAATCTACCTATCAAACACTGGCTTTACCGCAACATTCAACAAGATTGACAGTGACCTTGTGACTAATTTTATTAAACTAGACTTTCTAGTGTCATCACATACCCTGACTAGAACAGTTGGTAATATTATAAGATATAGACTTGGACATGGGTTTGCTGGAGATGGTGAGGAAGTTGACACAGGACATATCAAGGGTATAGGGAGTGTTCTTCCTGTACTGTTTGACGCCAAAGACATCGAGGATTACTTGAAAGATAATGGTGATGTTATCGATGATTTGGTTGATGATATGTCAGGAATACCTTCGTATATTGTTGATACAATAAACAGTAATGAAGAATCTAACATTAGTATCAATGATAGTATGTCGTTTTCTGAATACGAGAAGAGTACAACAGGTCTCAACATCCTAGGTATAACCTCTGATGGATTAGACTCTCTTGCTCTTGTTATAGCTAAGAAGGGCCTAAACAGTAGGATTAACACCAGTTTGTTTAACAAATCTTCTAAGTATAAAGGTGGAGACCTTTACCAGATGTTCCATAAAACTGGTGTAGTAAACTTTGTATTGAATCTTTTCCCAGAAGACTTGATAACACAAAATGAAGCCACATCTTAACAGAGGCGACTCTGGTTTTGGCGGTGTTGACGATTCACAGATTTTCCTAAAGACTGAGGTTCATGCCGACATACTGAGTGGCTGTAATGCCAACTGTAACGGTTGCTTCATACCAAGGAAGAACGGCTCATTCAATCTTGAGATACTATATAACAAACTTCTTGAGTCTGCGTTCTACCCCGATGAGATAACAATAGGTCCGACAGATATATTTGATGCTGTAAACTTTGAAGAGGTTTTAGGGGATCGTTGTCTTCAAAAACTATATGATATATCCGGTATCTCATTCACATCTGCATTAAAGCAGGATTACAGTCTTATTAAAGAGAAGCACAAGAGGTTGTGGGATGTAACTGAACACCCAGATATAGACTTTAAGATTGTTGTGGACATAAACAGTTATCTCCTAAACGGATTAGACGATAAAAAGCTAGGGCTATTTAAAGAGGGATCTGTACAGTTCAGGGTTAACTATCATAAGGGTATGTTCGATAAGATATCTTATAATGATTTAGCCTATCAGATACATGATAGATATAACTCACCAATTGTTGTTGTTCCTAACTTCTTTGTTAATAACAATAACACTGGGAAGGTCTCTGAGTTGCTTGTAAACTTTAGAAAGGACTTAGAGGGTCAGGAGATAGCTCCGGAGTTTTTAGGGTGGTACACAATGTTCGATTCTAAGTTCAACTCCTACGGCTGCACCAACTACTCGTTCTATAATAACAAGTTCTTTATAAGTCCATTTATATTCGACGGAGTTCTCCAGAGAGATAGTTTGTTTGAAGTTGATGATTTTAACTCATGTAATGTAGCCAGTAACATAGTACTTACCAGTGATACTGAGTGCGGAGATTGTCAATGGGTAATATCTTGCTCTGAAAGGAATGTTCCGTTGTACATGAGGTCCCGTGGTATTGATACTTGTGTAGTACCAAAGAGGTATATGTATGCCAATAATCAAAAATAACCTATATTACGAACTCACTTCTGAAACAAAGACCAAGCCGGTCTCTGCCATCAAGATACAGATGGACGTACTAGATAGATGTGAGCATAATTGCTCTGGTTGTTTTGTTAACAGGAGAAACAACGCACCCTCTGATGATGATCTTGCGGGTTTTATGTCTAAGGTTAACACTATGACAGATGACGGTTTGCTTATTGATGAGATACTAATAGGCCCTACCGACTTCCTATCATCTAGTAACTTTTACGATGTTCTTTCTAATAAAGACCTTTTAAAGACTATTAATGACAATTCACCAATACTGGCTTTTGTAACAACGCTTATGGGTGGGGG